GCCGGCATCGGCAGTGAAGGTCACGACATCGCTCGGCTCGATGGCGATCCGGCTCGGCGGCAGGGCGAGCGACAGGCGCTGGCGTGCCGCCCAGCTTTCGTGCAACCAGCGCTCGGCGATCGACTGGGCGCGGTCGGGCGGCAGCACGATCGGCAGGTCGGCGCTGGCTACGCGATTGCTCTGCACCACCGCCCGCCGCGCCTCGGCCGTCCCGCGGCGATAGCCGTCCTGACCGTCGATGAAGGTGAGCTTGGCGGCCGATGGCAGCTCGGTCTCCTGCCCGCGCGTCACCTCGAACAAGGGCGCGTCCGGCCGCGTCTCGACAAGACTATCGGCGTCGAGCACAGCGGCGGCTGCTCGCCGGCCGCGATGCGCGAACCGGATGGTGCCGGACTGCTCGTAGGAATCGAAGGCGAAGGCGAGCTCGAGCGGCTGCAGAGCCTGCCGGGCCGACATCACGCGGTCGACGACGTAGCCGTCGAGCATGCCCGTGAGACCGGTGACCGAGTAGCGTGCGAAGCCATGGTCGTCGAGGATGGCAGCGACGATGGCGGCGAGCGAGCCGCCGGCGAGCCGCCCCGTCAGCCAATGGCCGAGCGGCCAGTTGCCACCATCGGCCCAGCTCTCCAGATCGTACGGGAAGGCCGGATAGGGTCGCGCATCCCACGTGTATACATATAGGCGACTGGGATCGACCATCCGGCCCCCGTACACCGACGACACGGGGTTGTGCGCGGGCACGAATGTCTCGTGCGTCGGATCGAAGGTCTCGTGAAACGCCTGGATGTAGCGGCGTTGAATGAGGTCGTCGCGAAAGCCACGCGAGAAGTAGGGCAGAAAGCTCTCGGAGCTCTTCGGATCGACGAAGACGTTGGGCTGGTTGGCCCCCTTGTCGACGGCCGGGCAGCCGAGCTCGGTGATCCAGATCGGCTTGCTCTCCGGCACCCATGCCGTAGGCGTTCCGCTCTCGCTGCCGCCCGGCCTGTTGTAGTGATGGTTCGACCACCAGTTACGGATGTCCTTGTAGCGGAACACCCAGGGTTTCCCCTGGCCATCCGTAATGGTCGAGCGCGTCTGAGCATCGCGCGCGGCGCCGGAGGCATAGAACCAGCTGTAGCCTTCGCCGGCGAAGATGTTGGCTTTGAGATAGTCGAGATCGTGCGGTGTCTCGGTGCCGGCAAGGCGATCGAGATGACTGTCCCCGTCGCGCCAGTCGGCGAGTGGCCAATAGACGTCGATGCCGATGGCGTCGATGCTGGACGAGGCCCACAGCGGGTCGAGATGGAAGTAGACGTCACCCGTGCCGTCGTCCGGCTGATGGCCGAAATACTCGGACCAGTCGGCGGCATAGGTGATCTTCGTTCCGGATCCGAGCACGCTGCGGACGTCGGCCGCGAGCGACACGAGCGCAGTGACGAAGGGATACGTTCCAGCCGCCGAGCGAAGTTGCGTCAAGCCGCGCAGCTCCGAGCCGATCAGGAACGCATCGACGCCGCCGGCGGCGACGCACAAATGCGCATAGTGGAGGATCATACGACGGAACGACCACTCGGCCGGACCGGAATAGACCACCTCGCCGCTAACGATCGAGAAATGCGCCGGCGTCGCCGTGCCGACGAAGCTCGCGACCTCGGCGGCGGCTGCGGCCGTCTTGTCGGGCGTGCCGGACTGGCCTGGACCAGGGTGCACGCTGATGCGGCCACGCCAAGGATAGGGCGCCTGCTCGGAGCCCCCATAGGGATCGGGCAGGCCGTTGCCCGGGGGCACGTCCATCAGAATGAAGGGATAGAAGGTGACCGCCTGGCCGCGCGCCTTGAGATCGAGGATCGCCGCTTTGACCGATGCGTCGGACGGCGTGCCGCCGAAGGCTGGCCGGCCGTCGTAGGTCGAGACGACGTGGGCGCCCGCCCGCGTCAACCCGGCAGCGCTCCAGACCTTCGGGCTCGTCGCCTTCGTCGTCGACTCGACGCCGGGCTTGAGGGTGCAACTCCCCGCACGCAGATCGTTGCCGAACCAGCTGACGACGAGCGAGCTACGCGCGATGCTGGGCAAACTCCGCTCGAGATCGTCGATCGCCGTGTGCCAATCGGTGCGGCCGGTGTGGGTATGCACATTCTCCGGCAAGGTCGTTCCGGGTGCGATCTCGCGCCAGACTTGCGACGGCTCGTAGGCGAACTCGCTCGAGCCCGGAATGATCGTCACGGCCTTGACGAGCTTCTCGAAGGAATCGACCGAGCGAAAGACCTCGAAGGAGAGTTGCGGCAGCCGGTTGCCGAAGGGCTCGAGCGGCAGGCGCTCGAAGACGATGTAGGCGGTGCCGCGATAGGCCGGCGCCTTGCCGGCGCCTTGGATCGACTCGATCAGGCTGTCGGGATCTTGGGTATCGTCACCGAGATAGATGCGATGCGAATAGCGGCCGAGATTGATCAGCTGCCCGTCGGCCCAGACGCGGCCGATGCCGGTGATCGGACCCTCGCACACGGCGACAGCAAAGTTGGCGTAGTACCGGTACTCGATCCGCGTCGTCGTGGGTGCGCTCGGGGATCCGATCCCCTTGCTCTCGGGCGGCGGCTCGGTCGCGTCCACCGCCTCCTCGACGAAGTCAGTCGCCCAAATGACCTGGCCCGAGAGCCGCGCCCGGCCGTAGATGCGCGGGATCGGTGCTCCCTCCGTCGAGGCCATCACCGACAGCTCGGAAAGGCGCGGCCCCTCGACGACCCTGCTTTGTCCCGAGGCGCCAAACAGCGCCTGATCGATATAGGCGCCGGCGATGGCGCCCGCCGCCTGTCCGATGGCAGCACCCGAGATCGTGGTGCCGAACAGGCTAAGGCCTGGGAGCAAGGCGCCACCCGCGGCCGCGCCCGCCGCGCTCAATGCGAGAGTTGCCATGTCAGTCGATCACATGTGGAAACGAAAACACGCCGGCGATGCGGCGCCGCCACCAGGGTCCGATGTTGACCTCGGCGACCGGGACGCCCTCCTGCGCATGGATCATGCGGCCGAGATCCGAGACGATGCCCGCATGCTTGGCGACGGCGCCGGCCCTGAGACGGAACACGAGCACGTCGCCTTCGCGGACGATCTCGGACGGGATGGCCACGAGATGACGGCTCGCCGCCTGCAGCATGGCCTCCCGGCCCGTCGCCTCGGCCCAGTCGCCGGAATAGGGCGGCAACGGCTCGGGCTCATCCCCGAAGACTTCGCGCCAGATGCCGCGCACCAAGCCGATGCAATCGGCGCCAACACTCTTGAGACTCGCCTGATGATGATAGGGCGTGCCAATCCAGGAGCGCGCGCAGGCAACGATCGTCTTGCGGGTTATCATCATGATACGATCTTCCGGCCAGTGTGGTCGCGGCCTTCGAGCTTGGGCACGCGCGTGACGAAGTCGTTGCCGGGCATATGCGGGAAGCCACGGAAATTGACTGCATTCGCGAACTTTGCGCGGCACGTCGCGATCTGCTTGTCGCAACCGGCCGTGATCGTGAAGGCGTCGCCTGCGACGACCGGCCCCGGCATCCGTTGCCAGACCTCGACCGTCACGACGCCTAAGACGCGCGCGTGCATCTTGACCTCGGCCGAGAGTCCGGCATTGGCGCCCGATGTCCAGGTGAGCTTGCCTTGCGCGAACCAGTCGCTTGCGAACGCGCCGAGGCCGGACGCCGTGAACCGCCGGTCGTTGACGAGGCTGAGGATCGCGCCCGTGCCCCGATAGGTGGATTGCGCGAGATTGACACCGCAGCGGCCATCGCCGACGAGCGCGTCGCAGGCATACTGAAACGTCCGCCCCTGCTCCTGCTGGAGCACGTGCGCGAGGCCGCGCACCTCGGCCGTAAACGACAACGGCCCGCGCTTCACCTCGCCGATGGAGCCCGAGCGGATCAGCACGCGCTCGCCCGGATCGGCCCAGTTGACGCGCCAGATGTCGATATCGGCATTGTCGTAGAGGCCGGCTTCCAGATCGGGGGCGCTGAGGCGATCGGAGCGGAGCGCACCCTCGACATCGACATTGTCGACGCTGAGGCCGACGGTCTCGCGGACCTCCGTCGCATCGAAGCCGCTCGACGCCTCGAAGGTTGTGCCGTCGAAGACGATGTCGGCATCGTGATCGGTGAAGCCGAGCCGCGAGCCGTCGCGGCGGGTGATGCGCCAGCACCAGGCGAGCGTCGTCGCGCCCGTGTCGAGGTGGGCCTGCAGTCCGGCGGGGATCGTGCGCATGGATCAGACCCGGATCTCGATGAGCGGGATCGACGGGATCGACCCGTGCAGGAAGCTCTGCACGTTGACCTCGATTTTGTCGGTATCGAAGCGAACCGGCACGTCGAACTCAAAGCCGGCCGTGACGAGTTGGCCCGCGGCCGGTATCTGTCCTGCGAGGAAAGTGATGAAGCCGCTCGTATGGTCGATTGTGTAGTCGGCGCCCGCCGTCTTCGCCACTCCGTCGACCGCGACGAGCACGCTGCCCGGCACCGGCTTCTGGATCAGGCGCTCGTAGGGGGCGTGCGCTCCGCCATAGGTCTTCTTGAGTGCGAAAGCGGCGACACTCCCGTCGCCCGTGCCGAGCACTTGGTCAAGACGGGTGATCGCCGCCCCCGGTGCCGCCGAGCCATGGTCGGCCGGATCGCGGTAGCGGAAGCCGTGCAGGCGGCCGCGCCGCTCCTCGAAAAAGGCGAGCACGGTGTTGAGATCGGCGAGCCCTCGCACGCCGTAGCCGGCGTTGTAGCTGCGCCTGGAGTTCGCCCAGCGGGCGTTGCGCTCCTCGAAACCGGAGGCCAGCAGCACGACGTCGGTGCGCCGTTCCGGACCACCGCTCGAGCCCGCCGAGATCTCGATGGGAAAGCGAACCTCGTGAAATGCCATCGGAGCTCGCCTCTACAGGTTGCGCTGGCCCGAGCCAACGGTACGGCTCATCATGGCGGCGATCTGACCTTGCGACTGCCGGAAGCCATTCACGTCGGGCGTCGCGACGTTGAAGGTGACGTTGACGGGGTTGGCGGCGGGTCCAGGCACGAGGCCCGGCGCCGCTGCAGATGCGAGCCCCGAAACGAGACCGCCGAGTCCGGAGGGCGCGGCGAAACCACCGGCCCCCGAGGCGAACAGGTTGCCGAGCGCCGCCTCGAACGGCTTCAGGGCCGCGTCGAGCGCCATGTCCGAGAGGCTCAGCGCCAGCGAGCGGAACACGCCGTCGAGGCTCTTGCCGCGGATCGCCACCGCCGCGAAGGCGTCGATCATCTTGGCGGCGAATCGCTCGCCAACTCGCTCCAACTCGGCGAGCGAGCGCTCGAGCTCCTTGGCGTTGGCTCTCGTGGCGGCAAGGCCGGCATCGATCTCAGCCATCGGCTACTCCTGCTCCCGGTCGTCGGGAAACGTCTGCATCAGGCGAGCAAGATCGGCGCGCATCAGCGGCGCTGCACGGATCGCGTTCGGCACGGTGCCGGCGAGCGCCGCGCCAAGCTCACGGGGCGTCATCGCCCAGAAGTCTCTCGGCGCGAGCTTCAGCACGCCGAGCCCGAACGCCATCGCCTCACCCCAGGGAAACGGCGCTCGTGCCGATGGCTTCGTCGTCATCGCAAGCCCGACAGCACGTCGTCGGCATCGGCGAAGGTGGCGGCGAGCAGCCGTGCGACGATGGTGACGAAGCCCGCGGCGGCGCCCTCGACCCGCATGCGGGCCACCTCCTCCTCACCGATGTCGTGGCCGGCTGCCCGCAACCCTGCCGTCAGGATTAGGATCGCATCGCGCGCCGACATGCGGCCTTGGGCGAGGCGCTCGGCGAGCGCGCCCAGATCGCCGGCTCCAAACGCCTGCTCGAGCTCGGCGAGCGCGCCGAGGGTCAGGCAGAGCGTATAGGGCTTGCCGTCGAGGACGGCGTCGATCTCGCCACGGTGGCGGTTCGCCATCGTGGGCCTCACAGTGCCGCGAAGGTGAGCTCGCCCGCCGAATCGAGGGTGAGCTCGAAGGTGACCTCGCCATCGTGTGCGCCGGAGATTTCCAGAGTCGAGATCTGAAACAACCCCTCGATGGTGCCGAAGTCGGGCACGATCACCTGCCAGCGGCGGATGGTGCCTGCAAAGAAGTACAAGCGCACCGTCTCGTCGGAGGCGGCATCTTTGAAGATGCCGGCGCCCGTGATCCGTGCCGACTTGACACCGGCCCCGGCGAGGAGCTCGCGCCAGCGCCCGGCCGACTCCGTGTGCGTGATGTCGACGGTCGCGGCGTTGAACTGGATGGCGCGGGATCGCAAGCCCGCAACGGTGGAGAACGTCGGCGTACCGTCGATGTCGACCTTCAAGAGCAGGTCCTTACCCTTCTGAGCGGCCATTCGGGAAGCTCCAATGCAATCGGTTGATGGATCAGGCGAGCGGCTCCGTCACCGCGCGGAAGCGGACGATGCCGTGCACCGTCTCACCGTCGGGGTCGCGCAACGTCTCCGAGAGCTCGTGCCGGAGATTGACGAGGCGATGCTCCTCAAGGGTCAGTGCCTGATCGTGCAGCGTCTGGCGCACGGCCCGCATGACTGCGTGCGTCTCCTTCTTACCGGCGGCACGCGACCAGACATGCACGGTCAGCACATGCTCGGCGCCCTCCTCCGTCGCGGTGCTCCAGTCGCGCGCCGTCGATTGACCGAGGGTCAGATAGGGGAAGGCGGCCTGCTGGGGCGCGTCGTCGTGGATGTGGTTCGCACCGATCAAGCTGGTCAGCGTCGCGTCCGCGCTCAAGGCCGCGAATACGGCCTTCTGCAGCGCCCATTCGGCGGCGAGAGGCATTGTGTGTCTCCCTCATCCAGAGAAGTTTAGAGATCTCGCTCCTCGACGAGGCATCTGAGATGCCGCCGCCGTCCGTCCTCGTCTCGAGCGGCGAGGATCTCGAAAATCCGTGTATCCATGCGAAAGCGCATCGCCGGAATGACGTCGCTGCGATGGCGGATGATGATCTCGTGCGTGGCGCGGCCGGTCGTGCGGTCGAACGCGAAGCTCTCGCCGCCGCCGAGCGCGCGCACGGCTGCGAACACCGTCGCGACCGTTGTCCAGGTCTCTACCGCGCCACCCGCGCCGTCCGGCGCGCGGATGATCGCCTCGAGCACGACGCGGCGCGTCAACTGGCCGATCGGCGTACCGCTCACAGGTCGCGCCTCCGGTAAGGGGCGACGAGATCGTGCACCATCGCCGGAATGATCTCCGCCGCATTGCCGATCTCGACCGGCTGACGGTGCTCATACCAGTGGGCGACCAGCAGGAGCACGGCTTGGCGCAGGGGCGCCGGAACCTCGGCGGCGAGGCTGCCGTGGCCGCAGACGAAGCTCACTTCGACGCCGTTGGCGATCCGGCCGGGCCGCGGCCAGGCATTGGCGGCACGGCGCACGAGGCGGGGCGGCACGCTCAAGCCATCGAGCAGATAGGTCGACGGGCTCAACACCGTCGCAGTATCATCGCTGTCGTAGACCTTGACCGAGACGATGCTTTGCACGGGGGCGAGCGGCAGGTTGAGCGTGTGCCCCGGCGGCCAATCGTCGGTGAGATAGAGCCAGCCTTGGGTGATGAAGGCTCGGCCGAGCACATGCTCGAGATGCAGGCGCGCGGCGCTGATCAGGGAGAGGATCAGAATGTCCTCGTCGCCGTGATCGACGCGCAGATGGAGCTTGGCCTCCGCGAGTGAGACGGGCTCGGTCGCGGGCAGGCTCGTGGGCACGAGCGCCATGGGGTGTCCTTGATGTGCGTTGCGTGGTGCGTTCGGTGACACGGCTGCCGGGGCGGCCGGCAGGCCGCCACTACGGCGTTCCGATTGCGCAAGACGACAGCCGCGGCGGGAGGGTGTGCCGCCACGGCTGCCGACGGCACGGCCAAGCCCGCGGGTTGGGAGAAAATCCCGCAGGTACATCCGTGCCGCAACTATGGTATCAGATCAGCTGACGCCGAACTTCAACAGCTTGATTGCCGAGAAGTCCTGCACGCCGCCGCCGACGCGCTTTGTCGTGTAGAAGAGCACGTAGGGCTTGGCCGAGTAGGGATCGCGCAGCACCGAGAGCCCCATGCGGTCGACGACAAGATAGCCGCGGTTGAAATCGCCAAAGGCGATCGCATAGGCATCCGTCGCGATCGACGGCATCGCCTCCGACTCGGCAATGGGGAAGTTCATCAGCGTCGGCGATCCGCCGGGAGCTGCTGCCGGCTGCCAGAGATAGTTGCCGTTCGCGTCCTTGAGCTTCCTGACCGCGGCTTGCGTCGACTTCGACATCACCCAATGCGCGTTGGCACGAAAACCTGCCTTCAGCGTATAGATGAGGTCGATCAGGATGTCGCTTGCATTCGAGGCCGCGAAGCTACCCGCGACGCCGGTTGCCTTGTAGCCGATGTTGCCCCAGCTCCAGGAAGCGTCAGCCACCTTCGTGTAGTCGAGGAAGCCCTTTGGCTTGTTGACACCGTTGCCGGTCACGAAGGCGGTGCCTTCCTGCTCGGCGAAGGCGTTGCGGACCTCATCGGCGATCCACTCCTCGATGTTGACGGCCGCATCGTCGAGGATGGCCGAGGTCGCCGCCGGCATGGCGTAGAGCTCCATGGCCGGGAAGGAGAGCTCGGCCAGCGTCGAGGTCGTCGTCTCAGGACGGGCGGCGGTCTCACCGACCCAGCCCGTGCCGAAGCCGGTCGTCGAGAAGGGCTTCTTGTAAACCGCGCTCGAAATCTGCCGGTTTCCGGCGATGGCGCGGATCGGGGAGATCTCCGTGACGGCCTGCATTACGGTCTTCTCGACCTCGGCCGGAACGAGATAGCCGCCGTCGGGATTGGAGCCGATCGAGAGCGCCTTGGCCTCGAGATCGGCCAGACCCGAGGTTTCGCCACGACGGACGTAAGCGTCGAACGCGGCCTTGTGCTCGTAGGCCTGCCGGGACGGCAGCGTGCCGCTACGCTCCGGGCGCCGGCCTTTCAGGATCAGCTCGTCGAGCGCGCGCTTCTGCTCATCCAGCGCCTGGTCGAGGCGCTTCAGCTTGTCTTCGGTGACGATGTCGGCCGACATGCGGCGCTCCATCTGCGCCAGGCGGTCGTCGTTCGTCTCCTTGAACGCCTCGAAGGTGCGCATGAACTCGCCGAAAGCGTCGGCGACGCCGTAGCTGGTGTCGGCCTTGGTCTCGATCGTGGTATCGGTCATTGGGGACTCCGTTGAGATGGTGACATGAGCCTCGTCGCCTCGCGGATCGCGCGGAGCGCCGCCTGCTCGGGGCTGTGCCCATCGGCCGCGTCCCGCTGGCCTGAGAGCGATTTGAGGCCGGAGCGAACGATCGCCCGGGCCTGCATGCGCGTCAGGCCCGCATCCCGCGTGAGCCAACGCTCGAGCTCCCGCTCGGTCGGAACGCGTCCGGCGAGCGGTCCGGTCTTGACGGACTCGACGCGCGCTTGCGCCAGCATCGGGAACGTCACGACGGAAATTTCCCACAGATCGATCTCTTTGAGACGCCGGACGCCGCTCTTGGCATCGCGCGCGCCTTTGACCGTGCGAAAGCCGATCGAGAGGCCATCGAGGGCGCCGGCCCGCATCAGCGACAGCACCTCGCGAGCCTTTGCGACCTCGGGCATCAGCCGGCCGCGGGCGTAGAGTCCCTTCGCATCCTCGGAGAGCTCGAGCCAGACGCCGATCGGCTGCGCTGGATCGTGCTGGAAGAGCAGCTTGACGCCTTGTGCGCTGCGAGCCGAGAGGCTCGCCTTGAACGCCCCCGGCATGACGACGTCGTGCGCCATGTCCTCGGCGCCGAACACACTGGCATACCCCTCGAAGGTGCCGTCGGTGTCGACGGCTTTGAGATCGCAAGGAGCGAACTTCGTCTCGCGGTGGAATGAAAGCGGCATCGAAATTCTCTTTGGTTGCTGGCCGGGAGCTGGCGATCTCCTGCCCAAAGTAGGCTGGGTTAGCGCGGCCGAGAGTCGAATTGGCGACGACAAGCTTACCCCCACGCGCAACCCAACATCGACGCGCGTAAGGGCACCTTTGGTTACGCGCGGCCCGTTAGCTGTACCCGCAAGCACGTCTGAGGCCACGCCAACCCGGTCTACGAGTGGCCATCACTATCGGCATTCAGCGCCCCGTATCCGACCGCCGCGCGCTTTTCGTCGACCGTCAGGAAGGTTGCCTTCTCGACTCTGGCCCACAGCGCCTCGCGTTCCACCGACAGCGCCTCGATCTGGTCGAGGTCGGGCTTGAGCTCGAGCGCACCGCCGTAGGACGGCCCAAGCCAGGCAGACAACGCTTTGGCCGTGCGATTGACGAGTGGCAGCACGGTCTGGCGCCAGAGCATGCGGTTGGCTTCCTGGAAGTTCGAATAGGTGTTGTCGCCGGGGATGCCCAAGAGCATCGGCGGCACGCCCAGCGCCAGCGCGATCTCGCGGGCTGCGGCGTTCTTGGCCTCGATGAAATCCATGTCCTTGGGGCTCAGCGCCATCGCCTTCCAGTCGAGCCCGCCTTCCAGCAGCATCGGCCGGCCGGCGTTGCGGGGCCCCTGAAAGCTCTGCTCGAGCTCGGCCTTCAAGCGATCGAATTGCTCGCGCGTCAGATGCCCGCCGGAACCCGGCGCATAGACGAGCGCGCCCGAGGGCCGCGCCGCGTTGTCGAGCAGCGCCTTGTTCCAGGTTGAGGCCGCGTTGTGCAGATCGATCGAGGTGGCGGCCGGCTCGATTGGCGAGAGGCCGTAGTGGTCGCTCAGCGGATGAAAGAAGGTCTGATGCAGGATCGGACGGATCGTCTCGCTGTCCTGATGGAAGCGCAGCGTGCGCCCCGAGACCGTGTAGTCGTAGGCCGAGGGCCAACCGTCCGATCCCGGCACCACCGTCATGCGATCGGGTCTCAGCACGTGCAACTCGCGCACCGCGCCGCCGATCGTGACGGCTTCCAGATACGCGTTGCCGGCGACGAGCAGGAAGCCGTACCAGGATTCGAGCAGCTCCGGTTGACACTGCGCCGGATTGGGCCGGGCGAGGAGCGCAAGCAACGGATGCGCGTCGAGCTCCTGGCCGTCCTCGAAAAGGCCGAGCGGCACGGAAGCTGCGGCCTCCGCGACCATCCTGACCGCGCGGTAGACGATCGGGTTCGCCGTATAGCCTTCCCGCGCGAATGTCGCGTAGTCGCGCGGCCGCCACGCGGCCGTCCCCTGGAATTGCAGCGCGACGAGGGCGCCCGAGCCGCTCTTCTCCTCGCGCGTCGGCGCGGAGCGGAACGGGCGCGTTAGACGATCGATGATCGGAAGCATGCGGGCTCCGTTGGTCTTACGAAATCTTGTCGATGCGGCCGGCAGTTGCCCTACAGTTCCTTGATCCGCGGGCTGCCGCCGCCGAGCATCAGCGCCGTCAGGGCCCAGACCAGCGCATCCATGCGGTCGGGGCTGCGGCCGCCCGACAACCCGTCGGGGCCGAAATCGCACATCTGGTCCTCGAGATCGGGCCAGACGCCGACGTGACTGACGAGGCCGCGCTGGTAGAGCGCCGCCACCGGCTCGGCGCGGATCCATTTTCCCCGCGTCGCCCGCACGAGCTCGATCGGCATGCCGGCGTCGACCTGCCGGATCAGCGCCGGTACAAGCTCGCCACCCTGGTTCACCTCGGCGACGATCGCATTGGCCTCGTGGGCGTGATAGGCGCGCACCGCGACCTCCGCCCAGGCGAGCGGCTCGCGGCCGCGCACGGTCCGGTCGTCGATGACGTAGCCGCGGCCATCCCGGCCGAGCCCGGCGACGACGATGCCGCAGGCATCCGCCTTGGCGCCGCTCGTCACCGGTGGGTCGACCGCGACGACGATGCGTGAGAGCTCCGGCGCCGCTGCCACCCGGTGCGTATCGATGACGTCGCGTTTCCAGAGCGCGTCGGCGCGATCCTCGATCAGCTCGCCGCCGAGCTCCTGGCGCAGCAGCGGCGTGCCGCCATAGCGCGCCTCGAGCTGGCGGATGAAATCGGGCGCCAGATGCTTGGCGTTCTCCTGCGTCGTCATGCGGGTCGTGACCGTGCCGCTATCGGCGAGGATGCGCTTCAAAAGCGGCATCGGCCGGGGCGTCGTCGTCACCACCTGGCGCGGTTGCTTGCCGAGCCGTAACGCGAACTGCAGCATGTCGAAGGTTTGATCCGCATGATGCCACTTGCAGATTTCGTCCAGCCAGGCGACCGAGAATTGCGGGCCGCGCAGCGCATCGGGCTCCTCGGCCGAGAAAATCTGCGCGATCGCCCCGGTTTTCCACACGAGCTGGCGTTTCGACGGCTCATAGACCGGCCGATCCTCGTCGCGATGGACGCAGAGCAGGCCCGACACGCCCTCGATCATCACCGAGCGGACGGCCGCGATCGTCTCGCCGACGAGGGCGATGCGGCGGGCGGAAGCGGGCGCGAAGGGATGGAGGCCTAGCGCCTGCGCCTTGATCCATTCGGCGCCGGCCCGGGTCTTGCCCGCGCCCCTGCCGCCGAGCATGAGCCAGGTCCGCCAGGGCGTCTCGCCCTCGGCCGGCGGCAACTGCGAATCGCGACCCCAGATGAGCCAGTCATGGTTGAGACGATAGGCCTCTGCAGGAGGCAGTCCGGCGGTGATCTCCTCAAGAGCTGAGTCGCTGCTTAAGAGCTCGAATTCTCTCAA